AAGTTGAAGGTTCTCCAACTTTCAGAGTTATTGTTTCTGTACCATCTGGGTTGTCTAATGTCAACTCAGAAACTAAGTTTTCTCTCGTATAACGTTTTACTTGGTATATCTTGCCTTGGTACTTGATCTTCTCTCCAACAGAGAATGATTCGAAAAGAAAGTCTTCTGGAGTGTTAAACTTTTTCACATGTCCTCTTTCATAAAATAGAATCTTGTCACTTCGTTTAAACGAATGTTTGTTACCTCTAGGATTCCGACTTCTATATCACCGCTTGGTGATGGCACAGTTCCAATTTCTTTGGAATTTACAATGTACTTGGTGTCATTGCAAATAAACTTCTCGTCAACTTCTAAGTCGTCGAACTTCATTCCAGGAATTGGGTCAAAGGAAGTTTTGGTTTTGTTAGATTTATATTTTTTCATTGCGTTTTCTTTCATCCAGTAATGCAAGTCTGAGCCATCTTCAGAACTCCGAGTGGTGGAGGCAGCCAAGGGTTATCTTGCAGCGGTGGTGGAGATGCAAATGCATGCTTCTTTATTGTTTCATCCATCCACCAGTAGCTTCTTTTAATGAATGCATCTATCTCATACCAAGGAACTTCTCCAGCTTCCATTCGCTTTGCTAGAGCCTTGAGGTCTTCTCTGATCTGTTGTTCGTCCATGTGCGATAGAGTTTAAGCTTAAGACCGAAGTTGTATTTTAGTATCTTGGATTTGGGTTGATGTAGGTTACTTTACTGAAGGATTGCCATTCTCTTACGAACACGGTACCGAACGAAGCTTCATCTATCCAGAGACTGAATGGTACTGAAGCTTCATTTGAGTTGGACTGGTAGAAGTGACTTTGAGTTATCTCAACAGAAAACCTCCTAGGAGAAGCAGCCCAAGAGTCAAACAGCAGATAGCAAGACTTGTTGCTGTCGTTCATTATGTGTATGTGTACACGAGCACCGTTTTTTGGAAACTCAACGTTTCTGTGAGTTCCATAGAGTCTGTGGGTGTACGATATTACTTTTGTCAATGTAGGTTATTTAGTGTTGATAACCTGCACGCCTTTGCCGCGCTGGTAGTGAAAACTTATTTTAGATCCAGAGGATTCTACTATAGGTTTTTCTGTTATAGCGAAGTGATAGAAACCAAAGTCAACTCGCTCGGTATCATAAGCAGCTGACATTAAAAATAGATACTTCTGTTTTCCGTAGTAATCCAGTACCCTTATCCTGTCTGTTTTACCTATTTCGATCTGTTTTCGAATGTTTAGGTTTGAGAGCTTCTTCTTCAATTCTTGCACGTTGTTAACGGTCATCATTGTAAACTCCAGGTGTAGGTGTAAAGGTATGCGTACTAAGTCAGGATATCTCTTCTCGTGTGTGTATGTGTTTAAGTATCTTTAAAACTATTCTGTGTGTTGAAAATAGAATCAGAAAGCTTTAGAAGAACAAGCCTCTTGGCTTCCAGTTGTGCCATCTCTACGTCAATAGATTCTTGTGCTGGAACTAGTCTTGTTACTGGAATACGCCGTTTTGCTTTTGGATTTGTAAACACTCTTCCTTCGCTGGTAGCATAACCAATGCATGTAATAATATTATAGCCTGGATTCTTTACTATTGTTGCCGGTACCGCGGTAACCAAGTAATAGCCATAGAGCGTAGCTGAATCGATTAAGTTTATATCGCAGCTAACTTCTCTAACAACCATTCCAACATGAATGTCTTCGAATCTCATGGTTTAACGTTCTTGTTTTGTTCTTCGTAACATACATCGCAAAACTTAAGCAGCTCAACTCTTCGCTTTTCTAGTGCTTCCATTTCTAGGTCAAGCTGTTGCTGTGCTGGAACTACCCGAGAACAGTTTTCAAAGTATCTGACGGTTGGTTTGGCGAATACCTTAAAGTCTCTGTCTGCAAACCGAATGACTTCGGCTTCTGTGTATATAATTCCTTGATAGTCTCTGACGTTTTCTCTCAGAGACAGAACTTTGTAGAAGGTTCCTTCGTCTTGCTTTGAGTAACGAAGAAGCTTAACAATCATCCCAGCTTCTATACCGCTGGTGTTGTCACTTGGAACTGGAGCCATTAGTTTCCTTTCTGGATTCTCTATAAGTTTTCGTTGCTTCTTCTATGGCAGCTGCAAGACGGTTGATTGCTCTTACAACTTCGTCAAGGTTTATTCCAAACACGTCTTGTTCTGAGCCTCGAACACTGCATCCGATAGTTTAAGATAAGCTGTACGTTTCTGTTCCAGTGCTGCGACTTGTTCATCAATGTACTCTTGAGCAGGAACACATCTGTCGTATAGCCTAGTTTCCGTTACCGAGTTTTTGTAGAGTTTACCTTCCTTGTTTGCGAACAATAGTCCGTACATGTTGCTAGATCCATATTCATCTGTTACTTCAGTTAAACTTGTTATCTTGTAGAACTCTTTTCTTCCGCGGTATTGGTTAAACACAATATCACCAACCTGGAGTTCGTTCAGTTGTTCTTGTTCCATTATTTACTTTTGTCGCTTTGCTTGTTCTGCTGTTCGTAAACAGCATCAGATAGTTTAAGAATTAACATACGTTGTTCTTCAACATCAGCCATGTCTTTGTCAAGCGCTTCTTGAGCAGAAACCAAAGAGTACTCAAAAAATGATTCATGAAGGCTTGCTGTCTTTGACAGTTTGTGGTTGCTTCTAGCGAACTTAACACACCGATAGCTATGTATATCTTAACCGGTGTAGTCTTTAATTGTTTGTCGCGAAACTACTCTATAGTAACAGCTGTTTTGTCTTCGATAAACAACATCTCCGACCTTAAACATTGGTTCGTCCATTGGGGTATTTACGCCTTTGCGTTCTGTTTCTCGTAAACCGTGTCTGAGAACTTCAAGAGTTCGGTTCTTTGGGTTTCGAGAGCAGCCATACGTCTGTCAATCTCTTCTTGAGCTGGAACAAGATCATCGTACCAGTTGTTGTTTCGACGAGTGTACTTACCATCACGCGATGGATACATAGGAAGTTCCCACTCGGTCTTTGGGTTTTTAAACAAAGCCAAGACTTCATCCGCGTACGAGCGTACCGAGATTGATGTTTCTCCTACGCGAATTACAATAAAGAAATGATGGAATATTCCACCGTAAAAGTTTTTACTGGATCTTGGAATCCTACCAAACACAATGTCACCAACGTTAAACTTGCAATCTACCATTACTCCACATGCTCTCTTGTGTTTAAGATATCAATGCAGTCTTTGTAGGTTTCTTGCCAGGAAAGACTTGCTTTAGTGATAGCTGGATGGTTTGGGTTGTCCCAGTCAGGTCCATCTTGGTACTTCTTAATCAATGATGTTCGATAAGCTAGCAACCGCTTGGTGTTAAGTTTCTGCATCTGTTCTTGGGTGAGAAGTGGTTGCTTTGATCGAGATTTAGTCACAGCTATACTCCATATGCCTTTAGACATTCCGTGAGTGTGTTAACGTGTAGCTGAATAACTTTCTCTACTGGTTTCTGGTATCCGCCAGCAAGGTTCCACACCAGAGGAATTCCCAAGCGCTTTGCTACACGAAACACAGTTTCGTCTCTGCGGCGCATCTGTTCTGTTGTGAGAAACCCACCAAATGGATCTTCTACATGAGGATCTGCCCCAGCTTGGTATAGAAGTACATTGCAATCAGCAAACTGGTACTCTAGTTGCGCATCCATACGGTCAAGCCACTTGTCGAATCCATCAACAACATTTAGTCTTGTTGCGTACTCACCAAAAGTCTGGTGTTCTACGTAGTAGAGTCCCAACTTTCCAATAATCTCAACCGTTCCATTCCCATAGTGACAGTCATAGTCAATGATTCCAATACGCTCTACGTTACAATTCTTCTTTAGGAGAACACAAGCAGTAGCAAGTCCATTGAAGGTACAGTAACCTTCGCAAGAATCATATCCCGCATGGTGAAACCCGCTTGTTGGGCTCATTGTCACGGTCTTGTTCTCTAGAGCATACTTTGCTGCTGCGTAGAAGCTTCCGTTGGTCCATGGAAGGCTCTTAGCCACGGAATCAAGCGTGTTCATGAATCCGTTGTTCTTCCTACCATTCAGCACATCTTCAACGTGTGTTCTGTCGTGTGCTACACAGAGTTCATCAAGGCTGAGTGGCTGGAACTGGGAAACAATCTCTACATTTGGGTTCTTTGCAAACTCGGTTGCAATCAAAGCGGGTTTTCCAGCGCTTGGACTAAAACTGTTGTTGTCTTTGACGGATTGGTTTGTGTTGTAGAATACCTTGAGCTTCATCTGTGTTCTCCTACTCTCAGGTTAACACAGAACCATAGGAATATCAACATATTATCACGGTAGGGAATTTGCACTATATTGTTGTATAGTGAAATAAATGACAACCAGAACTTCTAGGAAAGACATGGAGCAGTGGACGATAGCGGATCTTGAGTACCAGCTAGTGCTTCGGGGATTAAATAAAACCCGAACAGGAGATCGAATTAGGCAGCTGAACAGAATGTGGAACAAAGAATTAACGTGCCTAGGATGCCAAGTGTGTGGATATAACAAGCATGTAGAACTAGCTCACATACATCCAGTTGCTGGGTTTGACAAGAACACGAAGTTGTGTGTTGTTAACAACCCAGACAACGTGGTAGTGCTATGCCCGAACTGTCACTTTGAGTTTGATTCTGGGATTCTGGAACTGTCTCAGATTGGATTAAGGAAGGGTTAGGCTAGCTGTAGAAGAACTTGCTCTTGAAGAGACAAGTTAGTTTTGATAAACTCTAGTAACGTTTTTATTTGGAGACTTGACTTCATTAGACAAAGTTAATTTAGTACCGCCGACAACATAAGATGGGGATAGACATTTGATCGTAACATTACAGTCCAGTCGCCATTGAATGTCAATATTTATGCTATATGTCTTTTGCTGGTATATAAAAGACACAGTAATAAATTTCATCAATGGATGGAATCTTATAACTTTTCCACGAGTAATAGTCTCTGGAATTCCGCTAGCTTCGAATTCATCTCTAAACTTCTGAAAGAAGTCCATTGCTAGCAGCTTACGTTCTTCGATTGCCACTAGATTAAATCCGATTTTGTGTAGAGAGCTACGACATATGGGATGTGTTTTCTTAGTTCATCCATACCGCCCTGCTCTCTGTCAACCAGAACAACAACCTTGTCAACTTCACAGCCAGAATCTCTAAGTTTTTGAACTGAATCTAGGACACTAGCGCCAGAGGTAACAACATCTTCGAAGAGAACAACTCGCATTCCAAGTTTTAGGTTTCCTTCAACCAAACACTGGGTTCCATGGTCTTTCTTCTCTTTTCTCACATAGAGAACATTCATCTGTTCGAATTCATGTGCAACCGCATCAACGAGTGGATATCCACCGATTGGTACACCTGCAATAGCATCGAACTTCTGCCAGCTGTCAATATCTTCACTGATTAAGTCCATAACAACCGTAGCAAACAACATCTGACCAGAACTTGTTAGCGTAACCAGCTTGCAGTTGATGAAGAAATCCGAAGTCTCTCCAGAAGACAGAACAAACTCTCCGGACTTAACAGTTGCTTTAAGTTTTGCTAGGAGAGAAGCATACTCGCGAGATTCTTTCCATGCAGCGGTTTCTATCATTTGGTTCTTTCTTTGATGATTTCTATTATCAACCAAAACAAGTCTCGTTGTCTGTTTCCAGTATAAAAGCTTCCAGAAATACCTTTCATTGGATTTCTGGATATTCCAGACGCATCGATAAGCTCTTTACACCGTAGGTCTGTCATTGTCTTTAGGTCATTCGACTCAGGCACGCCAAGTCCGATGGAAATTGGTCAATATTTCCTTGACTCTTCGTCAAAGTTCCAGTCATCGAACACCATCTGATCTTTGTAGTCAAGAATCTTCTGGAGTTGTGGTGTTGTTAGTTGAGACAAGCCAACCTTGAGTTTAAGATATCTTGGATCACTGCTCATAGATTTATCTTTCTAAAGGTAAACGCACACATTGTTAGTATTGATATGACTAAAACTAGTTCTATCATTGTTTACTCTCTGGATCTGGGTAGTAAGCCTTACCAAGAGAGGAAAGAGCAGTCTTCCAGTTATCTTCTCTCATACACTCTTTCGAACACAGTCTAATACGCCCAAAGCTAGTGCCAAGATCGCTAAACTGCTCTTTGCCACAACAAGAACAGTACCATCGTTGAGGAGAGAACAGGCTCATACCTTGACAACTTGGAATGACTTAACAACGATGTGCTCTTTGCACATCGCGATAAGTTCTTCAATCATTTGCTTAACGGAAACGCTGGAGTCTCCAACATACGTCGATTCCATTAGGTCATCAACCATTTCTGGTTCGACAGCTGCTACCTGCATTGCAATGTTGTTTGCAAGCGCTACAAACTCTGGCATCCTTGCAACAAAGTCTGTTTCGGAAGCAAGACAGACCAGCGCTGCTCTGGTTTTGTCGTGGTGAACATAGGAACCAACACAACCAAACGTGGTTGGTTTGTCTCTGGTAGTCCTAGTCTTCTTTTTGAGAAAATCAAACGCTTTGTCGTGATCATATCCACAAGCTTCAAGAGCTAGCTTACATTCATTTAACCCAAGCTTGGTTTGAAGTCTGAGTTTCTTGATTGCCTGTACCTTTGGGTTTGGTTGGCGCTCGCTTGTCGCTGTGCTTACCACTTCATTTGCCGTTCCGCTTGTTTTGTTTGTCATTTGTTTGTCTTTTTATGGTTACTTGGTTTTTCCGAGGTCCATGATTACCTTGCGCATCTCACGTTTCTGAGAACCAGAAGTCAGCACCATGTCTTCTATTGAGTTTACGCTGTGAATGTAGTCAACGTAAACTAAGTTCTTCTGGAGCATTCTATTAAGCCTTCCGTTCCTCTGATCTACTCTCGCTGGATTCCACGGTGGCTCCGTGTGGATCATTCTAAACGAAGCTAGCTGGAGTCCATCAACTCCAATACCACCAGCATCAGTCGAGAGAAAAACCATCTTGGCTGGGTTGTTCATGAACTCTTCGATATATTTTCCACGCTTGTGCGATGGAATTCCTCCATGGAACAACACATGGTCAACACCAGCTGGGAGACAGTCTTGTACAACCAACTTAAGCATCTCGTGCCATTCACTGAACACTACAACCTTTTCTCCAGCAGAGATATAAGCTGCTAACAACTTCTTGATTTCATCAATCTTTGTTCCAACTTCTTTGGAGTTTTTATCACAGAGCCTTGCGTCGTTTGCTGCCATCCTAGCTTTTACTAGATAACCATTCAACATAGCTTTCTCGCCCCAAGACAGTGTTCTGTGTTTTGCCATAGCCAAGAGCTTTCTTGCTTCGGCTGCGTTGGTCGCTTGGATTGATTCTTGAGTTGGTCGCATCTTCACATCATACCACTTCTCGACAATGCCTGGAAGTTTAACAGCTTTCGAAGCGTCTGGATGAATAAGGTATGGATGAAACTTCTTCTTTAGAGCTGGGACATTCTTTGGGGCTTGGATTCTGCTTCCTTCGTAGTTGTAGAACTCTGAAACAAACTTCCACTTAGGCTTCACTTCCAGTTCATTAATCACTTCCATGATAGCAATGAAGTCGTCATAGCTGTTCTCAAGAATCGTACCACTAAGCGCAAACAAGTATTCAGACTTAAGCTGCTTCATAGCCCGCCAAGCCTTGGTATCCTTGTTTCTGATCTTCTGAACTTCATCAAACACAACAACATCAAACACTGGAAGAGATTCCAGCTTCTCAATGTGTCTCTGTACGAGCTCGTAGTTCAAGATTGTGAATCCAACAACAGAACCAGTAGTAAGCCATTGGTCAAGTTCTTTCCCTGAGTTAATCACAGAAGCTTTGACTCCCATGAACCTGTCAAGTTCCTTTGCCCATTGCTTCTTTAGGGTACTTGGACAGATGATCAACACACTCAGCGGTTTCTGTTTGATCTTTGTCTGGAGTATGTGCATTGCTGTGATAGCACACAGCGTCTTACCAAGTCCCATGTTCAAGATCAACGCAGCGCGCTTCGACTCTAGCATCCGTTTTACTGATTCAACTTGGTAGTCAAACAACGTGATGTTTGAGAAGGGATTTAGGTTGAGATATCCAGTGTTAATCCAAGGTGAAATCCTAGAGTCTGTTGTTCTCTGCTTACGTAACAAGACTTGATCGACAGCTGTCTTGAAGGAAGGAGCAAATAGCTTTATATCTGTTAGCTGTGCATATCCAGCCTGCACAACATCCAATCCAGCTGTACCTGCGTTAAAGTTCTTCAACCAGATCGGTAGCTTCTGTGTGTTTGTCAGAAAGCTGTTTCTCTCCGAGTTGTAAGTCACATAGTCAAGAGAAACCGTGTTACTAAAGTGATTTAGTAGTTTCTGTCTATCTCTCCAGTGTAACTGTGCATCAAACCGATCTAACAAACGTACAACAGCTTGAATGTGAACACACGTACCACACTGAGTCTCGAAGTAATCGAAGCAGGAACAAGACTGTAGTTTGTCTGGAATGTACAGCACTTGTTCTGTTACTAAGTTTGAATCAGTAACAGTTGCTAGTTTTGGCTTAGTTACATCAACTTCAATCTGCCACGTTCGCATCTCTGCGTTAAACTTCTGGAGTTCTTGTTGGTGTTTAAGAGAGAAAGGATCTCTGTCTGAGATTTTTTGGATGTTTTGTTTCTTCGGAAGAGCAACGGACAGCTGAGTCATGGAAACCTCATACAAACATTATTGAGTTGGTTGTTTAAATACCTTGACCCAGTACTGAAAACACCTGCGGCAGTAAAGCAAGTGTGTGTTCTGTTTGTCTAGTTCCTTCACCTGTTCAACGTTATGATAACCAAACCAACACAGCGGGCGAAACACATACTTCTTAACGTCCATGACGTTGCCCTTTGTTCTTCTCAGAAGCCCTCTGATTTAAACGTTTCAGTGCTAGACTGACATTCTCTCGTTCAAACCACTTGGAATAAAATAAAAGCCACGTAGAGTCTTTTGGAGCTAGCCTCTGGCATTCTTCCCAGGACTCTGCAATAAAGTCATCATAGTCTTCGAACTTCTGGTTGTTTGGGTTTGTCATGGAACTAGCTTCTAAGGTAACAGTAGGGAGGGAGTTAAATCAAGATATTAACGTTGCTACGGGAATTTACTAAGAAGAATTTGATTAAATTACTTGTCAAATTCTTTCTTTAGTTTTTCAAACAGCTGTCTGCGGTCTTCTGTTTTCTTGTCTATCGCGCTCTGCACTTTATCAACGTGCATCTGAATGTCTTCTTCCGCTCGTTCTTCTGTCCACGTAACGCAGAAAGTATTTGCATCGTCGTCGTGAGCTAGAATCATAGCATCTTCTGGAACGTCCTCTAGAGTCTTTACGAACTCACGTAGATTCTTGAGCGTAGCCACAACCCCGCACTGGTCTTCGTCAAAGTCGTAGTTGCTATACTCAAACAACTCCCGTACTTTTTTTGTTGTTGGTACGTTTAGCTCTTTTGCTCGGGCTAGTAACTGGCTCTTGTCCATTGTCTGTTTGTTGCTCTTTCTGACGTTTCTGTGTTAGTGACTCTGGTTGTCGTTCAAGACAGTCGAGATAATCTATGAGTTGCTTCAGTGTAACTTCAACGGAGTCTTGGGTTTCCATTGGAATCCTCAAACTTGGTTTTGAGTCTCAGATACTCGGTATATTCCTTGTACTCCAAGTCCTTGAGTCGCTGTCTTGCTGTATCTGTTTCTTTGGTTAACTCTTCGTCTGTTTTCCGTCTGTTATAAGCAACTTTAACACCAGAGCTTTCTCTTTCGTAGTATACACTATAACTGGGCTGGATGCAAGAGCTAGCCCTGAGTTCACAAGGTTGTCGAGCCAATGCTTAAGGTCATATACCGTCTTGTCTGTCTCGCAGACTAGTTCGCCGCACGGGAATTCATAATCTGTACGCTTATAGGGATCAACGCCATAGAACTTTGCTAGTTCTTCTGTGTTCATAGTGTTACCACCAACTGCGTGTATCCCCACTGGAGATATGCATTACTGTTCGTAAACATAAATGACTCTTGGTTCAACCAGAAATCAACTCTGTCTGGATGATCTTTTCTATTCAGCGGTGTAGCTGTTGGATACTTCTCTTTCATCCACAACTCAAATTCATTTGCAACGGCAACGTGGTTTTGTGCTTGAAACACAATCGTCATGTCACCATCGCCACCTTCGCCAAACACAGCTTCGGCTGCAAACTCAAACAACTTTGTGTTACTCACTTAGGTTAATCTCACGTTAGAAAAACCACAGGAGCAACAATGTTCCATTGCCATAGCACCTTTATGACACATACAACCACACAATGCTAAGTTATTTGTGTTTGCGTATATGCCATTAAATGGGCAACGATCAATAAACTGTATCGTGTTTACTGTTTTGCGAAAGCTTCTTGGCTGTGCTTTCGAACAGTCAACAGTTTGATAAACTTTACTCACCAAACTCTTCCTTTAGCTTTTGGAGCTGGATGTAGCGATTGTTTCTTTCGTTTTTAACGCATTTCTCTTGTCTTGCGATTTCGTTTGTTAGCTCTTCATCTGTCTTTAGAACGGAAATGGGAATTTGAATTCCTTCGAACATAGTAAAGATATCAGCGTCATCTGGGAGGTCTTTGATGCTAGAAATCCAATCACGTAAATCCTTGAGTGTTCTACCTCTTCCATCGCATGCGAAGTCATAGTCTTTAGATTTCCAAAGACCGATTGCATGTGACTTTGCCAGCGCTTCTAGTTCTTCTCTTGTCATTACTTATTATCCGATAATTCATCAGCTGCACGACTGATCTTCAGCCGTTCTTCTATAGTCATTGGTCTTGGATGTGATTGAATGCTGTCGATCACTTGTCTGCCAAACTCTACTTGGTTCCATCCAGAGTCATACCACTGGACTGCTTCGTTAAACTCACACCACTTTGGCTTGGTGTCAACAATCATTTCATAGAGAGGGTATCGAGTTGATCTAATAGTAATAGCTTCCATTACCTTGCTCCACAGTTATCGCAGTGAGTTACCACATTCCAGTCATAGAGTTCTCCACAGCACTTACACTGAACCCAACAAGGTAGATCGCTGGAAGTTTTAGTTTCGTTGTCGCACTCTCGACACCAACGCTTTCCAGTGCTTGGATAAGGTATCTCAGTTCCAGGATGTTTTAAACAGCTCATTTTACTAATCCCTTTCAGCGATAAGGTGTGTTTGAGTCGTGAGGTTTTCTATTCTTAGCTCTGCGTTCTTCTAGGACACGAATCAGCTTCTTTATTCCAGCAACAACTATGGCTGGGATCAAGTAAGATACAACCAACACCGGCCAGATAAACGGAACAAGCAGACAAATCATTGATTTGTTTAGAAGTTTATCGCCGTCAGACGAAGCTTCATTTCTATCAATACCAAACCACCATATAGAAAACTGAGAAACGAATCCTCCAACAAGAAAATACAGGAGTAACTCTAGCATGCTTCACGCCATATCTTTCTTGAGAAAGCCTATCACCAAATCTTGGGAAACAAAACCAAGTTTTAGACTAAAGGTTCGTCCCATGGCTCAGCTGGGTCAAACAGCTCCAGTTGTTTCTGATCTTTCTCTAGGGTGTTTCTTTCAACGTAGAGAACCTCAAGAAGCCTACGTTTTGCTTTACAATCTGGAGCTATAGACTTAAACCACTTGATATCGTCGTTCAGAATGTCAACCGCGGTTCGTTTCTTCTGTGTGCTGCTCATCTTTGTTCTCTTTTGCTTGTTTCAGTCTGTACCTGAGAGTATCTAACTGTTCATACAGATACTCCATGTCTTGTTTGTGTAGCTGCTCTTCAAACTCAATATCCGATTCATGTCTAGTAACTTGGAATTCCAGTGCTTGTTCCTGTGTTTCAAACCAATCGTAGTAGTCTCCTTGATGGGTTCTGAAAACATCCTGTGGTCCAGTCCAACCAGAACCTTCATCTTCTACAACCTCACCAGAAAGTAAACAAGTATGTAGTTTTGAAACCATCACCCAACGTTCTATCATTTATTCCTTTTGATTACAAGAGTAAACTTACAGTACATGTGTTCTGGTGATCTAAAGGTATTTGGATTTGGTTGCTCGAACATCCAGCCAAGGTTCTTCTTGTAACACTCTAACCAGAACTCTGTGTACCGTTCAACAAGATCATTCAACGTTGCTATTGGCGTATCTACTATTGCAGCTTGAAACGTAACGTCGTACACCAACTTGTCAAAGCTTGTGTATGTCCTGAGAACAACGACAGGAACAATGCCGATTTTCGACCTAATAGGAAAGTTTTGTGGGTGTTGCCCAAGTTCTAAGACAACATTCTTCTCTCTAAATGCTTTTGCAAATTCCTGGGATACCTCTTGGTCTTGTTCTGTTAGCGATTTCATTGCTAAATTCCTACCTTTGTTACTTTTCCGTAAATTTTCTGTCTGCTGCAACTTCCATTTACATGGTTGTGGTTGTTTGATATCTGAAATGTTTCTTGATTCCCAGTGATTGACGTAACCAAGTGAAGATAGTCCATTCCATGAACTCTACACATCACAATATCCCCAATCTCAACTCGGTCTTCTGGCTTAAGCGGCGCTACCGTAACTTGCTGACCAGACATGATCTTTGGAGTCATGGAGTTTCCTCTAGGATTAAGAGTTACAGTCTCTCCGTGTTGAAGTTTATCTATCCAGTGAGTTGCCCAACTAGTCATGGCTTTATGTTCTTTTCTAGGTTGTTCAGAGTCTCTTCCATTAGAGAGAACTGAGTCTTGATAAACCTTACAAGTTCCTCTGCTTGTTCTGGAAGGTGGTTCTCGTCAAGGATAAAGTCAAACTTAAACAGCTCTCCTTTGTTCTTTAAGCGAATTCTGGTTTTATCGTTGTTGTAGCCATAACCTTTCGCTACGACCAAGGTAAACTTCTTCGTACTTCCTCTGAACTTCTTATCAAACCTAAGTTCAGAGAAGCTTTGTTTTGTTACCTTGTCTGGAACGCTGGAACTCTTGAATGCATCAAACAAGTGGTCGTTAATACTCATGGATGACACCTCTATGTCTAGCCCTAGTTGTTTTGGTACTAGCGGATTGATTGTAACAGTGTTTGTTGTCCACTCGGAGATTACTGGTCTAGGCATGATTATTTCAGATTGTGGACGAATTCCAACTAACCGCATCCAATCCTCTGGCGTTTGTGGTTCTATTCCGGTTGGCATAATTCTTTCTTTTAGGTTATCAGAACTTTGATTGAATATCAAGATATTATAGTTAATGACATGTTATCAACCATCTTTAAAGCAATAACCGACACACTACAAGGAAAGCCTCTGTTTCTCAGGTCAACCAAGTGGCGTAAGGTTCGAAAGACATTTCTCAAGACACATCCCCTGTGCGCTGGTTGTGGTAGAGAAGTTAACCTCGAAGTCCACCACATCAAACCTTTCCACTTGTTTCCAGAACTGGAACTCAAGCAGGATAATTTAATTGTGTTGTGTGAGGAGAAGGATACCAAGTGTCATTTGATGCTTGGTCACAGAGGAAACTGGAGAACAGACAACCCAGATGTAGTGCTAGACTCAGCTTCGTTCTTAGCTAAGTGGATTGTTAAGATTTAGGTACTAGTTCTAACTCTGGAACCTTAGGAAGTTCCAATCTCTTCCACATACCAGAACGTTGCCTGTGGAACCGGCACAGCGGGATTCTATGGTCTATGTAGCTGTGGATTCCAAGAGAAGTTCCAGTGATCAACACATCCATGTACTCTGGGTGCCCACTCCAGTCAATCTGAACTGGCTCTGTGTGTTTCCCATCAGACCAAAGCCACCAGCCAAGAGATGAATCTGTGTCATCTGGCGGAGGATCTGAACTCCAGCCATCGTTCTCCCTAAGAAGCTCAACCTCTCGTTTATGCTTAAGCTCTTTAACTAGCTGTTTTGCATTTATCAGCTTTGTTTCAAGTTCATATACCAGCTTGGTGGTTGCTTCAAGCTCTTGAAGTATTGTCATGCGAATTCCTTAAACTGCTACTGGAAACTTAATGTTTGGTTTTTCTGGATCATAGCCAACCAACTCAACATCGTCGATCACCAAGTTTTCTAAGTCTTTAATAGACTCTAGTTCTTTCTTAATATTAACAATTGGAAATGGTTTAACTGGGGAACGTTCAAGCCATATTTTAGCATTGTCAATGTGATTGAGATAAACGTGCGGATTGTTAAACGTAACCATGATTTCTTTTGCTTGAAATCCAGTTAGCTTTGCAATGAGATGAGTGAACAAACTCCATTCTGCAATATTAACAGGGGCACCAAGAACCATGTCTGTGCTTCTGCAAGTAACACTGGCATATAAGTTGTTGTTTGAATCTATAAGAAACTGAAAGAAATCGGCATGGCATGGCGGGAGCGCCATTTTCTCTAATTCGGCAGGATTCCAAAGAGTAAAACAATGCCTGCGCGATGTTGGGTTAGAATTAAGTCCATCTACAAGAGTTTTGAGTTGGTCAACCATCTTTCCAGTAAAAACATCCGTTCCTACTCTTCTACTATGAAACTTGTCAATACCAGACCAGGTTCTAAGCTGAGCCCCATAAACAGGACCAAGCTCACCGTCCTTATCTGCCCAACTGTTCCAGATATTAACGTTTCTAGCCTTGAGAAACGAAATATTTGTTTCTCCACGAATAATCCATATCATTTCCCAGAAGATGTTCTTCCAAAATATTTCTCTGGTTTGCATAACAGGAAGTTTATTACCGCTCAGATCAAATTTAAAAGCCATTCCAGGCACGAACTTTGTTCCAACGCCCGTTCTGTCGGTAACTTCGAAACCTGTCTCTATGACCGTTTTAAGAGCTTCTAGGTATACGGCTTCTTCTGTGTTCATCTGTTAATCTTTCTTTCTGGCAAAGACAATGGAGTTTTTGAATCTAAAATCTTCTATTCGTTTCCAGCCTTGTTCTTCTCCTTCGAGTTGCAACAGCTTGAACATATGCGGAACATACACATCAAGTTCCCAACACTTGTCAAACGTACAATAGACTATTGATTCTTTGGAAAAAGAGTTGTGTTCTATTGAACTGAGATGGATTTCTTCTATGTGTTCAAGAGTTGTGGTTGGGTTATAACCTTCCGAACCAAGTTTCTTCCTAGAGAAAGCTTCAAGTAAGGTTTGAGGGAATAGATGCTTGTTGTGTGATGGAAAGCTCATAGTACTCTAGCTTCTGTAAGAAGGTTAGAAAACTCTGGGTGTTCTTCTCGTGCAACACGAAAGACTTCTTCTATGCCTTGCTGTCCCTTGAGATAACGTTTCTCTTTAAGAACTTCTGGCGGAAGTAAGTCATTGATTCGAGTACGTAGCTCTGTGTTCATGTGCTTCCAGATCAAACTGCCAACCTTACAACTACAGATAAACAGAGCTAAGTCACCACCCATGGTGATTCCTTCATCTCTGCACCAACCACACTTGTAGTGTTTACTCATAATGTCAAATGCTTTCGCTAGTCGCCTTTGGTGAATGATTCTTCAAGACGAAGCTTGAGCTTACGAAGAGATTCTAATGTAGCTTGATAGTAAGCTTCGCTGTAGACTGGATGGAATTCGATATACGCTCTGATTGAAGCTAGGAATTCATCATGAATCTCCGAAGACAGCTCTTCAACCGGGAACTCATAGGTGATGGTTCCTGTTGACTTAAGACGGATGGTCCAAGCCAAGAGCTCTGAATCCATGTCAACGCTTACATCATCCAGCATCTTAGCTGTCAGCCAACGCTCGGCACCAACGTCATACCAGAATCGAAACACCTTGGTTACAGGCTTGATAACTGGGGTCTTAGCGGATTTTGCTTTCACTATATTTCTCTTTTCTTTCTAGATTCTCAAACTGTTGTTCTAGTGCGTCTGGTTCCACTCTTACGTCTTCTCTTGGTTCTGGTACAGAAAACGTAAACTCATATTTTTCAGAATATTCAGAATTATTGTTTTGAAGCTTGGCTACAGTGACAGTCCAACCAGCATCTTCATACTGTTTCAGAAGGTGAGGGATTAATCTTTTCGAATCATTGGTTCCATCTCGTGTAAACCAAAAACACTTTCTAACACCAGCTTTAAGGTTGGCGTTCCAACCTTCGATTCCGGTTCGAACATTTAATCTTTCGAATAAGTTTAGTTTCTTTGGATTGTTGAACTCTTCTATCTGAGCTGGAGTTATTGCTGTCGAGCGCTTGTCCCACCTTCTTAGAGCAAACAAGAATCCAACAAACAACCACAGAGTCAAGAACACATATGGTGTCATAGCATGTCTTTTAGATAAAGTTTAACTGCATAGACCATGAAGTGGTCTTGGCACTCAGTAATCATCTTGCCCTTTGGTCTTCCTTGTGCTTCGAACTCTTCAATCATTGGTTTATCACCATTAGCATACACAGCACGAGCGTACATAGCCCAGTTTTCATCTGTGTTTGGCATCTGGAAATCATTGCAACCTGCGTTTCCTTGCTGCTCAGAAAGCTCTTCTAAAAACTTTAGTGCATGCGTGATAGCAGTTTTTTGGATTGGGCTTAACACAAACTTCCTTTCTTCCAAGCGAGGAATGCTTCGGTATCTCTGGCTGATACTGGTTCAACTTTCTCAAGCGTAACATCCGCAGAACCTACGTCAAAGTCAATATGGTGGATGTGTTCAAGTTCTGCAACAATCAGAGCCAAATCATGGAGTGAATCAGCTTGGTAGATAACAGGACCGTATGGAGGACCACTGTGTTTTGTAATTCTATATGTCACTTGCTTACCTTCTTTCCTTTAAGTTTCAGCTTCTCTTTGTTTTCTAGTTCTTTGAATTGAAGTTCAAGGGGATCAAGCTCTAACGCTGGTTCTTTTTCTGGAACTTCTTGCGGTTCTATACGAACTCTGGTTTGGTGTTTTAGCTGTGCTGGTGGTACTGTTTCTTTCGGAATTCTAAACTTTAAGATTGGTTTTGTTATGTCATTAGCAAAACCACCATCAGTAACAATCCACCCGGCTTTGGTATAGAGTCTCTTCACTTCTTCCACGGATTCGAATGGAAACTTATCTGAGATTGGGTAGTGGTATGAATGTTCTCTATCTGTTTGGTTGATATCTCTGCGAAGAGAGCAACTTGTATTTTTGATGATCTCTCTCAGATACTCTCGTTGTTCATCTGTTAGAGTAAGTGCTTCTACAGGCGTAATCACACCATCCATAAGCTCTTCTTCCACTGGATTTTTCTTTGGTGGAACTGGAAGATTGTTTTCTAACAATTCTTGCCTTGCTACATCTGCTATAATAGCAAGAAAGAAAAAGGCTGCAAAGAGAGTAAACGAGATTATATCGCCCATATCACTCCATGTCGTTAAGCATCTGAACAGCTTGGTCTACGTGTTTCTGTTCCAATCCAAGTTCCCAGCTTGTTTGAACTAACTTGTGTTCTACCGGGTACATGTCGCTGGTGTCATCCAAGATCACATAGTTGGCTATCTCGCCATGCAGACAAGTTCTGTGGTCATAGCCTTTGATCCACCTAACAATCTCTTGCCCACGAGTTGAATAACTACATGGATTACCCAAGTCATCTTCTGCTGTTGGATATGGATTTGGAGTTCTGCCAATAACCTCACCAACAAAACCTTTGGTCTTCAAGAAACCAACCAACGTGGGCATGTCAAATACTAGTCTCCAAGTCGAAGAGATAACAACTTTTGCGTTAGTCTTCTCAATAACTTGGTTAAGCAGTTTAATAGCTTCTTCGTCAATCATTCCCAGCCCATCGTGGGTGTTCCACTTCTTTTGGTTAGCTAGCATGAAGTACATGCTATTCAAAACGCCATCGAAATCAAGAAAACATAACTTTAATTTCACGAATACACCTTTTCTTGTTCAGACTCGCTTGGTGTTATGTTGGTGGTTAGTTGTTTTCTATCAACCCAAACCAGAGAACCGTGACTGGTTAGGACGAGAGCCAGGTCAAAGTCGAACCAATAAGAGATGTTTAAGTCAACGAACTGTCCGCCTTCATCTTCGTATCCGCCATCATGTTCTATGGTTGTTGTGTCAGCCCAGAGATCAACAACCATGACAACGGAGCCATCAGCCAGAACTTGGTTTGTGGTGGTTCTTAAGCCGTGTTCTAGCCAAGTGGACTTGAATTCATCTGAATCTTTATACGCAACAGCAAAACCCCATCGTGCGTGTTCTGGAGATACTTTAGCTAGTTTTCCAACTGAGTGTGGTTTCATCGACTATACGTAGAGTTTCCACTTCGTCAGCTAAGATACTGTAAGTAAAAAACTGAATACCTAAGTCCGTTTTCTTAACCGACTGAACCTCAACCACAGAGCACCTAAACTCAGAGTTGAATCCAGCCCTTACCACAATACCCTTAATAAGTCTTGAGCTTAAATCCAGAGGATCAAACCGTTCTTGTGTCTGGTTTAGCATGTTCTTACAGAAATCAGAACCTAAACGAATAAACACAACATCGCCTGTGCGAAGTCCGTTAATCATAGCATTGTGGTCTGGCTTCTTCTTTATTACAGGACTACCTTCAAACCACTTCTTGATTCCAGCAAACACTATCCCCCACCGACACTCAGCAACAGTACCTTCTGCTTTATCTCCGTACTCTGCCTCTGACCACTCATACTCACGTTCACCAATCATTTGCTTGTGAATCTTGGTTGACTTTACTTCTACATCAACCAAGTCAACACTGAGTCTTGTTGGAATCCAATCGCAAGTCATAGCAAATCCACTACCATTGATACTGGAAACACGAACCACAGTGCCGGGTAACTGTACTTGTAGCTCTTTGAACTTCTTACCAACCAAATCCTTTAGCGAGTCATTGTCTGTCATCTGTTTTATCCTAGGCGGAATCACACTTGGGTAGCCTTACTCAAGATACCACAGAATATTCTATATTAAATCCTCTTAACCACGCTGTTTCTTTGGTAAGGAAATTCCCATAGCGCTTGGATCGTGAAGTGGATCTTTTCGGGTCTTATCCAAGTTCTTGTTAACGGCAGCTGCAATTGTCTTGGACCTTCCCTTGTTTTTGTCGTTGCTATAGACAAAAGTATCCGAACCAAGCCTTGCGTTACTTTTGCTCGCGTAGTCATAGCCCATAGATTTCATCAGAGATTTGTTGGCTTGGTCTGCTTCTCTTAGTTTTTTGCTTGGAGGTGGCGGTAACTCTAGTCCTGTGGACTTAAGCCCCGCAAGTACTATTTGGAATGGTGACCACCTACGATTACTATTAACGTTAAGATTCATTGCTTCTTCTAAAAGTAAGTCATAGGCATCTTGCCAGTCTAGATCGCCTTGGGAAAACTTAAGAGTAATGTATAGCGGAAGCTGGTAGCCAGTTAGTTTAACTATCTCTTTTGCTTGGGCATCCATAGTTTGAAACTCGTTGTAAGACTCGGTGTACTCTCTTATGTTTTCTTGGCGCATGTCCTCATGGTGCTCGTTATCACTTCGTTCTACTTCATATAGTCCACCAGTAAACTTTAGCTTCTTTGGAGGAATAAGTACTTCTGGTGGTTCTGGAAGGTTTAGATCAAGAGATTTAATTCCAGCTAAGATTACATCCAATACTTCAAACTCTTTGATTCCAAGACTTGCACCAAGTATTCGTTCTTTTTCTTGGTACAGCTCTTTCATAACCTGCTCCCAGCCCATGTTTGGTTGTGTTAACTTAATAGCTAGGTGGATTGGAGTTCTGTACTCTAGCCCCTCAAGGGTTTCATCAACATCCAGAGTCTGAAACTCTTCGTACAACTCTGAGTACTGTCGAGCCAACTTTTCTTCAAGATCATTATTTATATCTTGGCTTTCGTGCAAAGCTGGACTATCTGTCTTAACTTCTTCGCCACGTTCCTCTGGACTCCACAAAAGCTTTACCATGTGAAGCTTCTCTGTTGGAGTGTCTGGATCTTGCATATGTCCAATAGCTTCTGTAACTCTGCTAATAACTGCCTCTAGGAATTCACTATTTTCGTTTCTAGGCTTGTGCAATTCCGGCGAAGAGGTTTTCACCTTCTTTGTTGAATCAGTCCTCCAGAAGCCTTTCTGAAGCTTTTTACTAGACCCAATACCAGGTGCTCCGAGCGGACCAATATATCCAGCTATCTGTCCAGAAGAGGTAAGGTTACCTCCGCCGGTAGAGATAGCATTTGCTTCTTCAAGTTCTGTCTCTAGATCAAGCGCTTCTTTAACTGCTTTGCTGATAAACTGCTTTAGTTCAGAATGGTTGCTCATGGATATTAAATAGAACTGTTTTTATTGTTCCCAGATAAGTCCTTGGAGAGACACCGACTCAAATGCCAGTTGTCTACCAGAACTATCTGTAATTCCAAATGCACGAAAAGCTTTATTTAAACCTTCTTCTGTGCCATCTGAAAGATAGTTGTTAATGTCGTCAACGGAAATCGTGTTCTTTCCAGATACATTAACAGCGCTAACGGAAGTAACTTCTCTTGTCTGTGAATCAACGTAGATAAACACAGTGTCTGTCGATGTTGTAACTTCGACAACAGTTGGACCGTTGCTTGTTCCTCCAACGACAACTTCATTGTCTGGCTCCTCTACATCTGACCAATAAAACATTGGTGGCGTGTTAGAACGTTCTCTGGGAGTTGTGTTAACGAACTCTCTTAAGTCTTCAAGAGAGTTAAGTTCGTTAAAAGATTCTTCTTGCTCGTATATCGAATAAGCTCTGGTTAGTAAGTCAGAAAACAGAGACTCGAAGTATTCTTCTTGGTCTTTTTGATAAGCTAAGCGATATAACTTAATAATGGCAAAGTCTGTGTTTTCTGCATCCCCAAACACATACGAAGTTTCGGCAGCAAACTTAAGAAAGCTTTTGCGCAAGTCCTTGTCTTCTATCCCAGCTTTACCTAAGAGTTTTTCGGCAGGAGATTCTTCGTGTTCTAGAATAAGCGTTGTCAAGGTGAGTGTCATAACCGTTAAATAGAACAACTATGACTGAGTGAAGATAGTGGTGTATGTTAGTGGGAAGGAGTTGGTGGCGCTATAGCTGGGACTAAGTTTACTAATCTCTGAATTGGTGTGAAGATACCAAAGGTTGACTGTTCGAAAGCTACAGCCATTGTAATTCCAATAACTCGTCCATTGCTGTTAAGCAATGGTCCGCCAGATGATCCAAAGAATATTGGAGGAGAAGCGTAGAAGAACTCTGGAACGTGAGTATCAAGCCAAGCAACCTGAGACACTATTCCTTGAGACAACATCCAAGGCATGCCACCAGGACTTCCAACCGAATAAACGGTTGAACCAACCCTAGGAACATCTGTACTGATTGTAAAGAACTTATCAGATGCGTGTGTTGTAGAAAGCAGAGCTACATCGTTGTCAACAGAGATGTGAGTGATAATAGCTTCGTTAGTTGGAGTTCTGTGGTTGTTGTTAAGTCGGTACTGGGAGTAGGTGTGAAACAAAACTCTGTTTCCAACAACTCCAGAAACTCTCATGGCAGGTATAGCTGGAATCGATGTTGCTAAACAGTGAGCAGCTGTAGCTATCTGATTTCTGCTTATGTAGAAACCAGTACAGAAAGCACGCATCACTCCCATCCTAGACTCCTTTACCAGAGCAACAGTGGAACCAACAGCAAGGCTTACATTCTGAGAACTGTCAATGAACTGACGAGGTGGTGGAGCAACCACTGTTATGGCAGTACAGCCACACAGCAACATAACCAAGAACAGGAACCATGGGGTGTGTTTCACAGGGAAATTCCCTCCTAAGTCTTAACTAATGAGGAGAGGAAGGGAATATCTTTATTTTGTTCCCTAGAACAGAAATTCTGCTAACTTAAGCTGGGAACTCTCAAACAAGTCTCTATCCGCGTAGTCTATAATCACCGGAAGTCCTGTGCTGGTACGTACACCTAAGTTGTCTTCGATCATATCGGACGTTGGAGCACGACAGTGTTCTACTACTTTAAGAAATCCTTCAAGCCAAGGTCTATGCTCTGATTTTACGTTTTGCTTAAGGTCATAGTCATCACTTCCACCAGGCAAGAGAGCGTTTGTGAAATCCCACACTCCGTAGCTTTTAAAGATGTTTTTTATTGAGACTTCAAGTGCGTCGCCAACTTCCACACGTTCCATCACAAGCCAGTCAAAGTCTTTCTTGTCCCAGCTGGTAATTTCAGCAAAGAACTCTGGACCGGTACACTGGAACAGCTCAACTTCTGATTCGTTTTGATTCCTTGCTTGCTTCCCTTTAACTAATTTAAGAACTTCTCGGTCATTCAACGCAAACACGTTTCTTGTACCACCCGCGCCAAGCTTGACTAAGTGCTTGGTTGCCCACTTGGTCTTGTCAAGAATGTTTGGGAGTTTGTCAAGTTCTTCTATAACTTGATCGGTTGTGAAGGATTTAGCTTCAAGAAGGAATTCATTACTCATGCATGTTAAATAACACTAAGAAACGAATAACCACAGTTCTCGCATTTGTAAACTTCTACTGGTGCATAATGACCATAAACAGAAGTTCGATGCATTCTATGCCTGCATCCAAGTTTAAGAAACAACCGTATCTTCTCGTTACGAACATCTAAGAAGTCTCCTAGAACTGGTTTATTTCTTACCTCAATCCTAGCAACAATATCACGATCAACTAGGTCAGCAAGAGATACTTGATCAAAGTCTGATTGGTCTTGTTTTCTAAACCATGGCTTTGCAATCATAGGTTAATCCACACAAAATAACTCATCCAGCTCAACAGACAGCTTGCATAACCTACACCCATACATGAACCTTGGTGGTTTTCTTGTTGGTGTTAGTGTTACTCCATCAAAGAATAGTTGGTGATTGCACTTAAGTTGAATAGTTCTTTCCCACCTAGCACCAATCGAATAACACAATCGACCTTCCAAGCTCTTGTTTACTTTCTGGACAGCAACAGCATGCTCAGTCTCTTTTTTATCCTGTTTTCTGAATCGTAGAATTGCTATCAATGTTTTATCCAGCAAGTAAACATAGACCACGAACTCAAGATTCTGAAGTGATATGCGGCATTAAGTTTGATATTAAGGTCTTCGTCAAAGACGTTTTCGATACTGTTGAGCTCGGCTTTAGCTGAACCATATTCTTTTACATGAACAACCTGTCCAACATACAAAGACACTAGGTTATCTTCAATCGCAAGCTTCAAGTCTTGGTGTGTTCTGAACCAACCATTAAGTTTTCTGAACCTAGGTTTAGCTCTCATTGTTCTGCGTTGGCTAGCTGGGCAAGTATGTCGCCATGGCAATCTTTATCTCTTCCACACCAACAACCGAGAACTTTTCCCTTGAGAGAAGAGAGCTGTTCCAGTAAGTCAGGTCTAGTGGCAAGGTAGTCACAAAACTTCTGGATTACTTCTTCTCTTGTTCCATCTTTGCCGGTAACGAATGGATTCTTCCAGATAGAGTTTATTTGAACTTTTGGATTCCATCGTCCAATATAAACGTCATATGGATCTTTCATACAATGAACAACGAGCGGGTGAGACATAATATTCTCTTCTATCCTGAGCTTCTTTCAACATAGACAACCCCATAGAATAAGTTTTTAGGGGTTTCTAAACGTTTAAGCCAACGTAATACAACTGGCGTTCTATCGACTTGATGGCGTGATAGAATCTTCACAACAATCTCTGGATGCATGCTATTAACAATTCTTTTAATAAGCTCTATAGAATAATCTATGGTTCTTTCTGCAACATAGAAAATGTCTAGGTCGTAAGGGGAGTTTGTAGAAATTTTAACCAAGTATATGTTTTGAAGCTTCTTTTTAAGAAAAGTTGGGTTAACGAGCACTAGTCTACCACTTCGAAGAAAATTATTGTTTTAGCACAAGCGGCGCACAATCTAAACACACACTGATCGACAGCAAAGAATCTCCTCGAATCTCGTGTTACTTTGCTCTCACAAGAAAAACACTTTCCTGCTGTGTTTCTATAACAAGCTTTGCAGTCGCCTAAACACCAACAAACTCCGAGCGTTGTACTCACTCTGGGTTACCAATCGGAGCAAGAGATTATTCCAGATGTTCCATCTTTCATCTCGTTTGCCATGGAGACTGAGTTTCCGTCGCCATCTGTTCCTGTAACGTCCATTGGATCAACTTCTTCAACAGATTCCTCTAAGACAGTAACAGCATCTTCCAAGTCACAGTCACTCAGGTACTTTTCAACAAACTCTAGCACCTCCAGCACTGTCTCTGCTGCAACGTAGTAAGTTACCCCATCCGTGTCTTCAACTTTGTAACTGTTCATTCTACTATTCTTTCTTGTGTTTAAATGTTTCAGACATGCAACGGCTAGAAGTCCTGGCACCATGCTCGCTTATCTGAGTCTTGGCGTTAACTACTAGTTTTATCAGACTAAGCGAATCATTACTCAAGGAAGCCTTTGTGCCTTTGTCAGCTATGAGCGTTTGAAACTATGTCACTCCCAACCATTCTAACCTTTTATCCACAGCCCGTTGTCAATCTGTGTCCCAGCAGTCATTAACCACCATTGGTCCCATGCCACGTTTTAAGCTAACCAACCAACAGTTTTAATTCTCTTTTTAGTTTCTAATTTCTAAAAATGAAAAAGTGTTATAAAATTCTTTATAACACTTTTCAGCTAACAACTTGACCAGTTTCGAATAGTTGAAAGCCCCTGCCACTTATATTCATCAACTCGGAGTGAGTTAAAGTCTTGCGAAACATCGCCACAGGGAGATAAGAACAAGTCTTACACAAGCGACTGTTGTAAGTATAGAGGCTAAACTAAAAACTGTCTACCTGGAATCGTTACCCACATTTAGAATATCCACAATCCGGATTTAAACAACGAATGCAGCCTTCTTGAAAAGCCAGTTTATCGCCTTTGCATTCAGGACATTTCTTTGCCGTTCCTTTAGTTCCATCAGTGATATAGTTCTTTAGTACACGAGCAATGCCTTTTGATATGGAAAACAAGTCAGATTCTTTATCGGAACCTTTGTTCAGCTGTTCGACCACATATACAACCGGAGCACCGTGCCTCAGAGACAGGGAAAGTGTTCTAGTGAAAGCTGAGTTGGTCTTGTTCTCAAAGATGTTTCCAATATCTTTTACTATTGCTTCGCCATCTTGAATGTCGTAGTCATAGTGGAGGTTGTAGATTGCTGGATTAATCTCTCCGTTGTGTTTTACAAGCTTTCCTTTCTTTACTCGCTTTGGTAGAGAGATTTTCTGAGACAGCCCAGCCATAATTTCGTATGGCTTTCCATCGAGCAGCCCAACGAAGATTGTCCACTTCTCTCCGTTAACGGTGCTCTGGTATATGTCGCATTCGAGTTCCTTTGGACGCTTGGGTGCTTGGGTTTGAATAAAAGCCGATTCTAGGGTTCCGGAATTATTCCCAGCCGCTTGGTCATTCGAAACGAGAACGCCCGATCTAGACCCATCCCTGTAGACCGTATAGCCTTTACAGCCAGCCTCCCAAGCCTTCATGTAGATGTTGCCAACCAGTTCTTTTGTAGCTGTGCTTGGCAGGTTAGCTGTACGTGATATGGAATGGCAAATCCAACGCTGCGCAGCTGCTTGAAGTTCAACGCCAGATTCCCAGTCAACATCAGCAGAAGTGCTCTTCCAGTAAGGCGAATTCTCTGGCTTTGGATCGTGATAGAAAGGACTTGAACCGGTTTCCTTTAATCCTCTGTCATATTCTTCCGACTTTACCAAATCCCAGAGTTTGAATCCCGGGTGATGAACCAAGTATTCTTGCCAAGAATCTCCTAGGTCATCAACAAAATCAACGCGCGTTCCTTTGTCGTTTGGGTTGATTTTCTTTCGTCTTGTATATGAAATCAAATAAGCAGGTTCAATTCCTGATGTTGTGCCAAACAAGTGGTGCTCTTCTGAGAGACAAGCAAGAAGAGAAGTTGTTCCAGCTGGTGGCGTTGTTGTGTTCGCGATGTTTCTTCTTCCGTATAGTGAATATTCAGATCGAAGCACTGGGTCTTGATCCAGAATCTTTTGAATGAAAGGATGGGCTTTTTCCAAGTCATACGAAAAAATTGGAAAAGCGCCACGCTCTTTTGCTAGCTGAACCGAAGAACGATAACTTGCCACTTCCATGGTTTTATAAAGTTTTTCAATAAACTCTATAGATTCACGGCTAGCATATCTCATTCCGAGAGAAGCTATAACATCACCAACAGCTGTAAGACCAAGACCAGTGCGGCGACCCATCATACATGCATTTCTAACTCTAGTCCAAAGATCATGTTCAGTTTGTTTTACATAAGCCGGTTCTGGATCTGATTCAACCTTTGTTAAAATTCTATCAACACACTCAAGTTCTAAATCCACAAGGTCATCCATTAACCGCTGTCCTAGGACACAGTTTTTCTCAAATTCATCCCAGTCGAACTTTACTGCGGTAGAAAACGGATTCTTTACATTTCCCATGCAGTTTACAAGCAACAGGCGGCAAGCGTCTCCAATTGAAAGGGGTATTTCGCCGCATTGGAATACGTTCGCGCCTGTAAACCAAAGTTTATTATACTTTTCACTGATTATTGGAGAAATAATTGCTAGAGTGTGGTTGTCGTCTACTGTAATGTTATAAACAGTATGCAAACCTTCTACTGGATCTACTGATACTACTTTATGGTTATAAGTTTTAGCAGCTGCTTGTAGTTCTTTTATGTTTTGAAAACCAAACTTAGTTTTCAATCTAAACGATAGTCCAGAATCTTTGCAAGCTTGTTCCCATTCCTTGAGCATTGGTTTTCGCTTTAAAGAAAACTTAAGATCAGAGTAAATTTTTGATTGCTGCTGTTTTAGATCGATGCTTTGTTTTTTATAAGTTGCTTGGGTTCTTGCAAGACGAATCGATTTAATATGTGATTCTGCATTTAAATGCAATAAACCACACTGAGTTGAGCAATAACTTACTTCGCGATGTTCGTGCTGAATAAAAAATAAACTTTTGCATTGCTCGCATGTTTTTTGCACTTCAACAAAGTTATCTGTAATTCGTCCAATATAACCTTGTTCCGCCATATTATGCAACGTCTTCACTAATCTTGGATCTTTATCCGTGTATTCAAACCCAAGTTCAATGGCGCATGCTAATGCTAGCTCTTGAACCGAGCCAAGCTTTTCTTTACGCCAATCGGAAAAATCTTGAGGAAGAGTGTTTTCCTTCGCGAAAATCAGCCATTCATTGCTACTAAAACGACGTTGGAGTGTTTTTGTTACTGGTTCTAGTGTTTTATTAAACGCAGAGAGACTATCCCCAGATTTCAATAACCGAGCTTCAATAGGAGTTCCATCTCGTAACATGAATTTGTGATTTGGTGTAACTTTAAAGCTGGTTCCATTATCAAGCTTTACTTCCACTAGTGGTTGATTGTATCCAGTGATTCTTGGATTACGTCCAGTTTTAATAGATACTTCGCCAGTCGTTGGGTTTGCTGAATAAACTGGGATATCTTTTCCTTCTTCTGCTAATTGCCTAATAGACACAGAATTTCTTCCGTCTGCCGTGGCAATTAACACACTTTCGTGAAGGCAGGGGTTGGTTGACTGAGTTTTATAGCCAAAATCGCTGTAACAATCTGCTGGACTGTTTTTTAGCACATTATCCCAGAACAAGATTCCAGGTTCTGCTGATTCCCAAGCTGCTGTGATTATTTCATTCCAAATATCCTTTGCTGATACCATCTTGCTGATTTTTGGAGTTTTAGAGTCAACCGGCCAGCGCTGTTCGTAAAGTGAATCAGTTTTAACTGCCTGCATGAATTCATCTGTTAAACGCACAGAGATATTCGATCCAGTTACTTTTGTTTTATCTTTTTTAATGTTGACGAAAGTAAGAATGTCTGGATGATGGACTGATAGTGTTTGCATCTCAGCTCCTCTCCTGGATTTCTGGCCGACTTCTCTACATGTGTTAGAAAATCGTTCCATGAAAGTACCAACGCCGGTAGTAGTTCCAGCGGCATTACTTACTGACATTCCTTCTGGTCTAAGAGCAGATAAATCTAAACCACAACCACCTCTACGACGAAAAACATGGGCTAATTCTTCGTCAGCTTTCATGATTGATCCATATGAATCACTAAGCCCGATTACATAACAATTAGACAAACTCATTGTCTGGAAACTGTTACCAATCCCAGCCATCGGACTCCCTTGTGGAATAAGGTTCTTAAACTTTCTTAGGAGCTGGTATATCTCTTCTTCTGAAAGTGGGTTTGGATACTTTGCTTCTATCCTAGCAAACTCCTTGGATAGTCTTCTGTGCATCTCATCTGGAGTGGATTCCAGCAACTCTCCTTCGAGGTTCTTGAGTGCATACTTGCCAACAAAAGCGCTAGCTGCCAGCTCATTTCCACCAAAATACTCTATCGAATTCTTCAACGCTTCTGCGTGTGTAACCATGTTACTTGTTTTCCTTTGGACCTAACTTCACGAACTGTTCTCGTTTCTTTCTGATAGATTCTTTGAACGAGCTGAGAACATCGTTGCTCATTCTGTCTTTTTCTTCGTCCGTGCTTTGACTGACTTGATCAACTTCATCTTGTGTCAAGATCCTAAGCTTACTACGCGAGGTATCCAAGTGAATTTTATACTGGATACCATCCATCCCGGCTCTGTTCTTTGCTATGAAGATGTTTCCGTAGCCTGTAGACTTCTGTGTGCTTGGTCGTTGTAGTCCCAACACAAAGTCCGCTTCTGCTGCTTGCCCATAAGACTCTGCCATGTTTGTGATATCAATAATATCACTCTTAGCACCTTCCTTGTTGGACTGTAGCGCCGTCCACACCGGAATGTCCCTTTCCTTAGCAAACTTCCTTAGTTCTTGGATGATCTGCTGGTATTCCATCCTCGGTAGTTCGTACTTCTCTGTAGAACGGATGATTCCAGCATAGTCAACCAACACCAAGTCTGGTCTAACACCTTTTGTAGCCAGTTTCTCTATGTGTGCATGAAGCGTGTTAACCGTAATGGTCTTTGGTGGATACTCTTTGATAAACAACTTTCCAAGTGTATCCTTGTGGTCTTCGAAGTACTGCTTGATTAGGTCTTTCGTATCAAAACAATCAAGGCTGGGAATATCTGTTAGGTGACTGTCGAATCTAATTCCAACATAGCGCTCATTCAGCTCCATGGTGTAGTAGAACACTGTTTTACCACGCAGCAAAGCCTGTGCTCCAAGGTGAACTAGCACCTGACTTTTACCAGTGCCCGCAGGTGAAACTATAATACCAATTTCACCTGCACCTAGCCCGCCATTCAGAATCTTTCTGTCATCAAGCTCTGGGATTCCTGTTGGTACGGCTTTTCGAAAGGTTTCTGAGTATCGTGCATCCAAGTCGTTGTTGTAGTCATGACCAGAAGTCGAAGCTTCTCCAGCTACAATAGCTGTTTTCATGATTTCAACAACGCTCTCATACTTCTCTGTTTGAATTACTCCAACGCAGTCAAGAAGAGCTTTCTTGAGAAGTTGTTGACGGCAGAACTGGAATGCTCTGTCTTTTACCCAAGGCAAGTCACCGAGCTCTTGGTTTGAGATAACGCGCTTCATGAACTCGACGCACTGTGTACGGAGTACCATGTCTCGTTCAACATCTAGACCATCTCTTAGGATGGTAATAAGCAGATCGGTTGAAGGAAACTCTTTGTAGGTTTTGTAGTGGTTGATGTACTTGTTCGCAACAAGTTTAAGATAAGCTTGGTCTAGACACTCATCGACGTTGAACACTTCGATAAACTGAATAGCCCAGCTTCTATCCGCTATCAACGCTTGCATACACTTTTCTTGGAAAGCACGCCCAAAACTTGCAAAAGAAGTTGCAGCTCCGTCATTTGTTGGCAAAACAGACATTGATACTCCGTGGTGTGTGGTGGTTAGAGAACCTTAAGGTATAGCAGGTAGGTAATAAGATTTGAACGCTCAATCACTCCGTCTTGGGTAAGGAATAAGAATGGTCCACAGACTCATTCTTCCATTATGAAGTTATTGTCAAGAACCTAAATTCCGATGGAATGGCGTCTATGTCGCGTGTTACAGGAATATCTGCTCCAGTAAACACCTTGAGGTAAGCCATGTAGTTTATCACCGGCTTGAACTCGTCAATCCTGTAGTCCAGCTTAGCTATCTGACTAACAGCAAGAGAACTGTTGTCAAGATACATCAGTTGCCAGTTCCTTCGAACTATAGATTCATTCAGAACAATATCTTGAAAACACCGTGGGGGCTTCTTGGTTTCGATTTGGGACACCTTAGATTTCTCAACAAGCCAACCTACGTCATAATCTTTTGAGCCGTCTAATAGCTCTCCAAAGCGCTTGGCGATGGTCTTTAAACCTATACCTGGAACGCCTGCAATGTTGTCTGATTCATCTCCAACAACAGCTCTAGCAAGCGTGATGTTTCTTGGGTCAATTGAGAACTTGGAAACAACATCTTCTCTCGTAACCAAGCTCTTTGTAGCTGGGTTGTAAATCCTAACGGAGTCATCTTCCAGCAACTGATAGAAATCTTTGTCATTAGAAACAACAATCTTGTTTCCTTCGTAAGTCTTGAACTTTGTCTTGACAAGCCAAGCAACAATGTCGTCAGCTTCAACGTCTTGAACATAGAGCTGACACACTGGAAGGAAACCAAGAGCTGTTGAGAGCAACATCAGCTGTTTTGCTTTGTTCTCTTGATCTGCCATTGGATTTAGCTTACCGTTTTCTTTGTAGAGTTCTTTGAACTCAGATCCCTTAGCTCTGTTTGCTTTGTACTCTGGGTAGATGTGCTTTCGTCTTGGACTTGCTCCGCCTTGCTCCCAGCACACAAACACTTGAGATGGTTTAAACTGGGACACTAAGTTCCTGAGCACTCGAAGAAACCCAAGCACTCCACCAACCAATTCCCCAGCTACGGTCATTGATTCATTAACGCAGAAGCTTGGAATGAAATTGTTCAGCCCATCTAAAATTAATATTGGTCTGCGATTTTGCTCTATCATACCACTTCAAACCTTCCTTCGCGTAGACAAAGAGACAACCAACCTAACGTAGACTTGGTTAGTATGTGAACCAAAACTTCTTGATCCGAGAGAACGATGAACTCTCCGAGGAACATTCCGATTGGTTCGTCCCAAGCAAACACTTCGATATCTGGGTTTCCTCCGTAGGAGTTATCTTGTCGAGTCCCAAGGATAATCGTACGAACTTTAACAAGTCGCATCCTATCAACAGTTTCTTCTGAAATCCAGTCAACGTGAGCAGCATCTAGCTTGGTGTCTTGTGGGTTTGTTGATGACCAACCATCCATAGAAAGAAGCAAAGTTCGTTCTACAAAGCCTCTGATGTTGTTCGAAGCTACAGAGAAGCCTTTAATTATTTTCCCAGGCTCAAGACTGTTTAGCTTTTCAACAGAACAAACAACATCGCCAGTTGGAGGATAGTAAAGCACTCTATCTTCCAGAACTTCCAAAACCAGCTGCGTTCCTTACCGTTTCTGTTATAACATCTGTTTCTTCAAACACAACTTCTGGACCAGAAGAGATGTGATGAACAATCAACTGTGCTATTCTGTCTCCAGCTTTAAACTCGACTGGGCTTGCGTTGTTTGGAAATGGACAGTGAAGAGCTGCGGCTGGAGGAAGATTGCTGTTATGGAGAATCACACAAATATTTCCGCGAAAACTAAGATCAATAATTCCCGCGGTTGCAACAATGCCTTTGATTGCTAATCCAGAACGACTTTCAATCTTAAGAAAGTATCCAAGGTTGGTTGGTAGGCTAGCTGGAAGATCAGCTACTTGGAGTCCCGTGTTAACGGCAAGTGTTTGCCCAGGATAGAGAACAAAATTTTCATAACAAGATAGATCAAAACCAACGTCGCCTTGTTTGTTTGCGACCGGTAGCTTAGCATTCCAGTGTGTACGTTTGAACTTGATGTTTAGAGGAAGGAAAGCTTCTGACATGTATGTTATACCCTTGTTGGTAGTATAACTTATTTGATACCAAAACCAAATCTCTTATGGCTGGTCGGTGCTGTGCTCAAGCTCAACCGCTTCCATTTCTTCAACGGAAGTTGTATCAACACTAGCTGCTGTGATGTGTTCTGCGTCTTCTGTGTTCATGATAAAACAAGCATCCATCAGACAGTCCACATACGGTTTGAGTTCCGGAACCTTGAGAACTTTCTCGGTGAAATCGGTCTTGTGGAAAGTAACATCCTTAAGAACTTCTCCTGTTTTAGTATCTGTTACTGTAAAGTGTTTCCATGCTCCCCCACCATCAACAAGAATTCTTGCTTTGCCATCAGAAGTTACTATCGGCTTTTCTGCCTTAACTTGAAAATCACAGTACTCACGGAGAGCATCAAACAACTGCTCTGTTTCTTGTACGCCTTTACCAAAGATTATTTCAAACTCAACTTCGCGCCATGGTCTTGCAACCTTGTTCTTGATAATCTTTGCACTAACATGAATTCCAACAACGATTTCTTTTCCATTTATCGTCTTTTTTATCTGCTGTCCACCGTTCAACTTAATTCTTACAGAAGAATGATAGGGAATTGCCTTACCTCCAGGAGTGGTTGTCGGATCTCCAAACATTACTCCAATCTTTTCGCGCTGTTGTGAAATTAATAACAAAGTTACACGTTGATTTGCAATAACAGATGCAAGTTTTCTCATTCCCTTAGACAATACTCTGGCTTGAAGCCCTATTGTATTCTGTTCGTATGTGCCTTCAAGTTCTGCTTTTGGGCAAGAAGCAGAAACACTGTCCCATACAACAAGAACTGGGATGTTCTTCTTTGCTTCGGCAAGAGCTCTTGCTTTAAGCACAGTGGACTCAATAATTGTTAAAATGCTCTCTGTGCATGATTCTTCAACGAATACGAAGTTCTTACGGATGTTGATTCCAACAAGCTCTAGGTTTGCAACAGAAGTAGCGTGTTCTGCATCGATATAAACAACAATTCCACCATTGCGCTGAGTATCTTTCGCAGCTTCGTATGCTAGGTGCGTTTTCCCGGTTGAAGGCTGAGATTGTATCTCGATTATTCTACCTTCCGGCAGCCCACCAATGGATTTATTAGAAATAATCCTATCAAGTTGCATAGACCCAAGACTGGTCCAATGATTAATGTTTGTTGGAGCATCGTCTGTTGATAGGTTATAAGCAACACGACTTCCTAGTTCCTTGTTGATCTGTCTAACAAGATCAGCTGCAAAGTCTTCGTTTGCGTTTGTTGGAACCGTTGAAGTAGCTGGAACTGGTTTTGCTGGTGTGGTTTTCTTTTGTGGAGCCATGTGTGCGTGTGTTTCCTTTGTGTGATGTTAACATTGCTTGAGGTTATACCAAACCACAAATGCAGAAAGAGACAAAGCTTTTGACTTCATCTCTTCCCTGTGTTTGTAGTTTATGGCAAGAAGTAAGAGTTGATACTAAGAGATGCCAAACGCATCATTCAGCTTTGATTCAACAGCTGATGTGCTAGCGTTAACCTGTCCAAGTTCCTGTGCATGGTCTGTGCCTTCACCAGACTTAGCAGAGCCTCCACCAGATACTTGGCTAGCAGCATAGTTTTCGAGCAGCTCAAGAAGCTCGTCTGGAGTCTTTACTTGCTTCTGGAAGACTTCCTCAAGCTTTGGCATAGCATCCAACCATTTCTTTGCATCCGCAGCTTTTGGAGAAAGCTTTGTTGGCTTCTTCCTCGCTGTTGGAATAAAGTTCTTCACAGCAGAACCATTGAAGGTTCTTGGCTTGCCGCTTGGATCTGTTGCTTGTGAGATGGTCAGGGTAAAGTCATAACCAGTCTCTGGGTTGAACATATCTTCGTCAACGTTATCCTTGTGTGTCAAGATTGCGAAGAGAGAGTCTCTCATTTCTTTTGAGAATTCCCAAACCTGTGGTCCTTTTGCTTCCTCGCCACGGACAATGATAATTCCATAGTAACGCTCTCGTGGGCGAAGGTTCTTTGCAATCTCCCAGCCTTCCTTGGTCTTGCGCTTCTCTTCGAACAACTCCTTGACTGGATCTTCCATCCCAAAGGTTGTAGGAGCAATAACTCTACGCTCCGAAATCTTCTCGTAGTAGAGAACTTCCAAGAATGGTCTACCGGTACTGTCTGAGTATGGCAAGAACCGAATCTCGTGTTCTCCAATGGTTGGCTTCCAGTATGTGAGCTTGGCTCCACCAGTACCACCACCCGCTGTCTTGTTTGCTAACGCTGCCTTGATTGCTTCGATTGAATAAGCCATGTGTGTGTTCTTTCTTTCCTAGAGAGTCACTGTTTGTTAGAGATCGTGTGTTAACGACTACTGTGTCTGACTCGGACAGTTATTATAGCAGAAATACTATAGGTTGTCTAACCAACAACGGTTGGTTCTGTCTTTCCCTTGCCGAATATGCAACTAATCTTTACTGCTTGCTGTAGAATAACAGCTAGAAGAGGTTCTCCGTTTACTGGAGTGTCTTCGTTTTTAGTGCTTCGCTCTCTGATGCTTGAGATAGCATACCACTCGTCCATGTCAAGTTGAACTCCGTTTTCCGTTAGGTGCATGAGAGACAATTGCGAGACAGGAATATGTTGAAAACGTTCTGCGACGTTAAACATCACGCCAAGTTTGTCTCTGTGCCACTGGGAGTCATTGTCCAAGTAATAGTCTTTTGTTTTTGAGCCTATTTTGCCAATGTCGTGGAACAGAGAAACAAGAACAACAGAACTTACTGGAAGTGCTTCTCCGAGTCCATAAGCATTCCTAGCTTTAGCCATAAACGAGAGTACCCGAAGTGAATGCTCTACTAGCCCGCCTTGGTACGCACAAACATAGTCTAGTCTAGTGCTGGCTGGCGCTAGCATCACTCGTTCTGCGTTTTCATCTAAGAAGCCAGTGAGAATCTTCCCGCGAGCACCATCTACCTTGAGAGTCTGTGTCTTGAGTGTTTCAAAGTTCTTTACAAGAGTCTCGGTTCTATCTTCTTTAGCCATTGAACTTTCCTTGTTGAACATAGAACCTAGTTTCTTCGAACCGCGGTATGTCAACCGAACCAATCTTACACATGGCCGGAAGAAGATGTAAGGCATTTTTATGTACATCGCAAATCAATGCATCGTGTAACACAAACAGCGGAACAACCGTTTCTAGTCTATCCATTTGTTCAAGATACCGAACCATGGCAGAAAATCCTAGTAGAGCAACATCGACAGCTGCACTCTGTACAACTCTGTTTGGGTACTTGTATGGAGGCTCTCCAGCTATCGAAACTCTCCTGCCAAAACAGTTCTCTAGCCACTGATGGTTTGTTTTCTCTGCTTCCGTCATCAGTCTTTCTTTGAATTGCGTTAAGTTAAACCATTCTCTTATGAGCTTGACAACATTCTCAAGGCGTTCAACGTTGGGTAGTTCCTTGGACACCGTGTCTATCCCGGCTCCATAAACCTCTGAAAGAACTACCTTTTTTATCTGTTCTCTCGTCAGGTCATGACCTTGAAACAACTCATCTTTAATGTTTTGGTAGATGTCTCTGGTGTTTCTTCTATATGGTAAGGTTCCATTCGTTGATAAAGACAAGAGTATCCTAGGTTCCAGTGACTTGTAGTCAAGCGACCATATCTCTCCATCTACACCAAATCTTGAAACAATCATGTCTCTGTATTCTTTTTTAAGGTGAAGAACATTAGGTCCATCAACAACCTTAAGCCTTCCAGTGACAGTAGACGTTCTATCGTACAATACTTCTTCCGTGTAGCCGTTTTCTCCCTGACGAAATGTCTTCACAACACGAGAACTGTCTTGAGAGAGATATAACTCGTACTTCTCTTTGTTTATTAGAGCTGGTTTAAGCTTCGAAAGCACAACTCCAGCTTCTTGGTAGGTTGTTTTCCAGTAGGTCAGGTCAACTCCACCAAGACAGGACCGAAGAGATTCCACGAGATCCTGTAATTGCCTTTTAAATGCCCTTTCTGGGAGGCAGAGTTTCCAAGGCACTCGATGTATGGGAATTAAATCCAAGACGCCTTGTAGGGCTTTTATGTAATTCCTAGAGGGGAACGTAGGTAGGCCTAGGAGGTACAACCTAGCGACTTCTTCTAGCTCGGTTGATCCAAACACGAGGGTGTTCTGAGGTAGTTCTTCCGACTCTGAGAGAACGTTGTCAACGAACACCAAGTGCTTGTCTGACTGGATAGAAGTTTTATGAATTGCGAAGTCCATGATAATAGCCTACTCCAAAGAGCAAGCAACTATCTACTAGGTTGCCCGTTCAGTGCTCTGAGATGATCGGCTGCATCTCTAGCGCGACTTACGTAAGAGTTATACGCTCCATAAGCATCCAGAGGTACAAACTTAATGTCTGTTTCAAACAGTCCAGGTTCTAGCTTATGTGTTACTGCATTAACTCCATAGATGTTGTCAGCGCTTGTTCCGGTTTGAAAGTCTATGAAGAACTGCTGGGTAAACTCTATTAGGTTGCAACCAAGAGTTGTCATGCTTAGCTCGCAAGGAATGATTGACAGAGGAAGACCTCCAGGCTGTTCTCCGTTTGCTTGGAGTGGACTTGAATTAAGACTTCGAAGCATGTTTACTGTCGATAAGTCAGGGTTTTGCTGGCTTGATAGGTTAGCTGACTTGATTGCTGAGCCCTGCGTGCCGTAGATTATGTAAGGCATTGTTTTCATCACGAAGTCTTTGATGGCTTTTGGACCACCATTAACAACATAGAGCGGATGATCGTTTGCTGGTTTTGTTGTTGGACTTATGGTTCCAACAATACCGTCACTTACAGCACGAGACAAGATGTGAGAATAGTACTGCTCCCTACTTCTGCTTATTCCAGGTTCTCCTCCTTGAACTGGATCTGGCGGCGTTCCTATTGAACTCAGAGCTTGATTTCTGTTTGCAGCTAGAATTGCTCCTTGAGTTTGATAGAGAGATGCCTGCCTATCCATGATATGAAGTCTTAAAACTGTCTTAGAATTGTCTGGGGTGTTATCTTGCCCATCTCCAGATCGTCTTGCGGGAAGGGCTTCTACGTAGCATTGAACGGTTGGTTGTTTAAACTCTGCATTTGGAGTAACTCCACGCAGTAGCGTTTCTAAACCAACTTGAAAGTTTGCTTGGTTGCCGGTAGGAACTGGAGTTGGTACTCCGGTTTGTCTGTTGAGTTGAATACTATACAAGCTGGAGATTCCATAAACAGGAGCCATAACGTCGTCAATAATTGTGTTTGCTATAAAAGCCATAAAATCACGAAGATTTATAGAAGCAGCACGGCTGATGGTTTCTGTTCGAAATCTTGTGTATTCACGCATAAAGAAGTTTACATCAACCACAAACTGCCCGATATTCAAGTCCTTTGCAAAACCAGCTGAATCATTAAAGGGATAGAAAACTAGCTGAACATCATCGAACTTACCTGTTTCAGCTAAAGGAATAGCTACAAAGTGCAAGAGTAACTTTGCTAGCGAAACATGTCGAGTGCCTGTGTTTATCGGTATAATTGGTATCGTTGCAGGACGCTGACCTTCTCTTGGAGCTTCTCCAGTGGCTGGAGCCATTCGTGACTCCGACCTTTCTCCAAGACCATGGTCACCACCGACGCGATGGGACGCTGTGTCATAGTCTCTGACATGAAAGTTAGAAGATGGAAGCATTGGATCAGAAGTACTATCTCCTCCAGCTAATATCTGTTGAATCTTTCTTTGGATTTCTTGAGCTAAACTTCTTGTAAGTTCACTAGTTTGGTTTATAGATGTTGAACGACTAGTTGAACTACTGGAACCCCAAAGACTATCAAGTGCTCCAATTAGCGCTGTTGCAGCTTCGCTTCTGGTACTTATACTAGAATTTCCGGTTCCAGCAGCTGCTGTGTTTAACTGTCCAAGGTAAGTTCTGAACAATCTTAGATTGTTCAAAAACTCAGGGCTAAGTCTGATGTTGTTTTGATAATCAGCTGCTGCATCAAGAATCTGAACCCCACGAATTTCTGTTGTGGTTTGGTTTGTTGCATTCTGAGTGCCGGTTGTGCGTTGGATAGCAGAACGGTACCGATTAATGGTTTCTGCTAGAGTTCTGATTTGTCTGATGGCGTTTGCAGCTGTTCCTTCAGCTGTTGCAATAACTTCTGAACTAAGATCGCTGCCTCCACGCATTGCAACATCCAGAGTGATGTTAACCTGACCAACGTCATCAAACGTAAAACTTACGTTTCTTATCATGTACTGTTCTCTGGAACGACTTGCGTTGAGTAAGTCAGCGTAGAGATTACCAACATGAGGAGAGTCTGGGTGCATCCATCCAAACTCAATCATTATGTTCGTTGTGCCATAGAGGTCTGGTTTAATGAAATCAGCTATCTCGCTAAGTCTTGATCTGTCGTGAAGTACAAACTCAAGCTTTCCAGTCTTATAAGCAAAGAATCCACCACCAGACGTTATGTCAATGTTCAAACTCTTAAAGGTAAGGAATGGTCTGAATGGATCTAGGACTGGAACTGCTCTGAGTGAACCACCGTCATTCTCAAAGTTCGTGTTCGCGTTGATCATTGTCTGTGTTGTTGTAAACAACTCCATGCCAGTCTCAGACAAGAATCCGCTGGAGTTATGAGCTCCAGGAATTGAACCAGAAATCGTGTTTGCTGCAACCAAACCTTGGAGAACTGCGTTTCCACCACCAGCACGCGCGTTGCTGACTTGCACAGCTCCCTCAAGAAACTTAAAGATTGACATTGAGTTAAGTCTTCCAGAAGCATCCGTTGGATCACGTCCAGAGATAAACTTTATGTCAATGTATGGCACAGCTCTTGCAATCTCAATTGACGGAATACCATTCATGTACACCGAGATAGCTTCTGTGTACTTGTTTGCTGGATTAACGTACGGTGTGTTTATTTTGAAGATGCTGCACTTGTGCCATGCTTGTGTAGTATCTGTGGAATTTATAGTGTTTCCAAGCATACTCCTAATTGTTGGACTAGCAATCACAGCAAGAGCAGGTGACCCGGCTTCAGATTCTGTCCCAGCGTAGTAAATCTGAAACAACTCACCAAGACGCTGTGTTGCTGAGACTGTGCCAGCTTGGTTGTTGGCTCCAGTGGCTGACTGGTTTATTACTTGTGTTGAATTAAGTGAGTTGGCATTGTTTGCTCCAGTGCCCGTAATCAACTCCGTTATCTTTGTCAACAGTCCAGCAGAGCCACCTGGAGAGTTATGAACTTGATATGCACCTTCAGATGTGTTGGTGATTAGGTCAACCAGAGTTACGATTTCTCTTGGTGGTTGAAAGTTCTGGGAAGGAACAGAGTTTCTAGCTCCAACAACCTGCTGAAGTGCTATGGTTCTGGATACATCTTCCGCTGAGTTAAGCTGGAAGTAAGGAGCCATCTTGTGGATAACATTCGCAAGATAGAATCCGTTAAGGTTTGTCTGTGCTGCCATGAATCTTAGTTATAACAACCATAGGTTTATGTTCTCTAAGATACCAAAGCTCGCTGCTAAGAAATACTCTTACTTCTTTTTCGCTAGCGAAGCTAAGATGGATCGTTTTGTATCTCTGTTAGCAGCATAGTCTATGATTGAACGAGCATTTAAGTGATCAGATTCGTGCATATAAACTCTAGCTCTGAGTCCTATGAGAAGTTCTTGTCTGTGTTGAAGTTTATTCTCTTTTGTAAACTCAAACCATTCAGCTAAAATTGCATTTGGTCGTTTAACCACAACTTTTGTGTCTGGAACAGACAAGCAGCCTTCACTAGCGAGCTCCATCACAGCTTGGCTATCAATGGAATAGCTGGGATGGATATATACACGAAACTCATCTGTAACAGAGTTTTCTCTGATCGCAAACATTCTCTTGTTAATACCAATTTGATTAGCTGATACTCCCACTCCATCAAGCAAGAATGCCGCTCTAACCATTCTCTCACACTGATTAACCAAAGCTGGGGATGCTGTGATTCCATCTTTATCTGTGCGTTCGTTGAACTCAGCAAATGTCTTAGGAAGTTCTGCTATCCATCCAGCGGGTTTTGTTATCTTGTCTGCGTAGACAATCTTGTCGAGTTTAGCTTTTGGCAGCTCTGAGAATTTTAAGTACATAAGCGTTAGTTATAGAGTTGCATACTAGGTTTTAAGGTGTTTGAACACACTAAGCGGAATTTGTTTGACAACTCGTTCTATCATCTTGAGCAATGGCTCCAGTTGCTCTGCACGAAACTTTGCTACTTTCTGATCAACAAGCTTCTCTAGGTCTTCTTGAGTTTGAACGCTATCAATATCTTCCAAGATACTCTCCTGTAAAGCTCGCATCACTCCTTCTTTGAATTCATACTTCTTGGATGGTCCTACAGACTCCATCAACTCTGATGCAATAACGCTACGAATAAAGTGTTTGAGGTGTGGGTGAAGCTTTGCCATGGTATTAATTTCTACTTAGTAGTATGGTAGAAAATCATCTAGTTCAACAACTAAAGATAGACAGAGAACTACTGTTTGAAGTTCTTGTTGTAGAAGAACTCTCCGCAGCCAACTCAAGAAACATCTTTTTAGCGGCGATACTCGTACAGAAATACGTAGCTGCTTCTATCCCAGTAAGAAACAACCACTTGGCTAGACTAAAAGACATTACTATGATCATAGCACAAACAGCAGCAAGAGCTAAGGTAGCAGCAACCGATAACTCTGTTGAAGCATTCAAACAACGAGCTGGTTGGTTTGTTGGGTTGATTCACTTGCTGTTTAGATTTGAAGAAGTAATGACTATGCTAGAACAGCAACTTCCTTCACTAACAGCAAAGCGAGAAGAACTTATGAAAGCTGGAACATCCGCAAGTTCTGAACAACCAAAAGAAACTCCAGAGGATACAGCTACAACACCAACAACAGGAACAGCGGAAACCAAACCACCAGAACCTCAAGAGCCAACACTAGAACAGATTCTCCAAACAAACAAAGGTGCATTCGAAGCTGGATTCAGACAAGTGTTTGTTGGCTCTCATCGTCTTACCAAGTCACCACAGGAAAAGAACTTTGAGAAACATACGGCTTTACTTAAACAACAAGCTGGAGGATTGATTGGTATTGATTTATCTGCAAAGTTCATAAAAGAGTTGAGCAAAGTAACAGTTCCAGAAATCCAAGACCTGTTAACTCGGTTGGTTGTTCCTTTGAGATATATTCGTCAGGCAAAGATCGAGCTTGGAGCAGCAAAGCCAGAAACTTTGGCTGTGTTCTTCGGTATTCCAAAAGAGTTTCAATCTCAAATAATAAAGTGATAAGATTCTTTTGAACGTATGGAAGATTACCATAGAGAGGGAATCAAACACTTAGATGGGTACTTGGTTGATCCTTGGAATAGCTGTAGTAACCTATAGCTTGGTACTATCAGCAGTATTAACAACAGGACAGAGAAACAACAAATGAAGTCAAGCGTAGTAATGGGAATAACCGGGAACAGAGCTTTGGTCCACTCGATAGAAGCTATAACAGCTGAACTCGGAGTGATATTAGAGAAACACACTCCGAGAACCGTGATTACTGGAATGGCATTAGGATTTGATCAGCTAGTAGCAGAAGAATGTATCAAGAGATCAATACCATTTATAGCAGCTGTTCCATTTAACACACAAGCTTGCATGTGGTCAAAACCAGTTCAAGAAAGATATCTTGGGTTACTTGAACTAGCTTCTGAAGTTGTGGTTGTTTCTGAAGGGAATTATGAACCGTGGAAGATGTTTAAAAGGAATGAGTGGATAGTAAACAACAGCGACTTGGTTTGCGCTTATCTTCAAACTGGAGATGGAGGTACCGTTCATACGGTTAACCTAGCGAAGAAAGCGAACAAGGTTGTTGAATACATCCTTCCGAAAGCTATTTAGTGATTTGGGAAGGTAGCACAATGATGAAGATTACTGTTGGACAGCTTAAGGGAATGGTTAGAGAGTCAGTTAAGAGAGAACTAACCAAAGAAGGAATGGTTGGGGATGCTTTTCGTGAGTTGTCTGGAAGGGATGATCATTACTTTGAGGTAATGAGCGATCCACAGAAGAACATAGCGGAGTTGAAGAAGAACGAAAAGTTCTATGGAAACAAAGCAAACTACGAACAAGGTGGTCCTCTTCGTAAAGCTGCAATGTATGTTGTTGCGTTGATGAACAAGAACGCAAACAACTACAATGGAGTTGTTGGCTATGGTAAGGG